ATCATGGACGCTTTCATTGAGGCCGATGGTCCCGATGGGTTTGCTGAAGTCCCAATAGCTACCTTCGCGGGTCCATGTGATCCCATGTTTTTTACACAGCCGATAGAGCTTCCCGTAGAAACGGCGGTCGCGCTTCCGTTGAATTTCTTCATGGGGACTGGGAGCAGCTTTGAAGAAATCGCCAAGTTCTTTGTCCAAGAATGTGTTCATCAACCTTTCCTCTGTAATTTATCGAACTCCCACATGCATTTTACCTATCTGACCACTATATGCAAATATAATTTGTATGTATTGAGGGGGGTAAAGGCATTCGGCATCGATAGAGGACGCTATCACCGTGCCGGGAATACGGGGGTGTATGTTAAGTTGCTGAGTTGCGTTGTCCGAATGGATTTGAGAAGATTCTGATAGTTTGCGCTTTGTGCGCTCCAGTGAAACACCGACAGGCCCAGCAACGGGCCTTTTTTATGGGGTGATTAGGGTAGGAATGTGGAGGTCATCTCACAAAAGAAGTTTATGGTGGGAGTCGCCGGAGTTGTCATTGCCGCTTGGTTAATCGCCGGGGTGCCCTGGGCTGCTAATACTCTGGCCGAAGAAGCTGCCGCCGATGTAACTGATAGGGCAATGGTTATCCATGAGGCTAGTGCCGACCACGCTGTCGATGTACGCCAGCTTGAGATCAATACCACGGCTACTAATGAAAAAATCTCTGCGATGAAAGAACAGCTCACTAGAGTAGAGAGTAGTGTTGAACGCCTCATTCAGTTCCAGTTAGAGCGGTAGAGATGGCTGCACGATTGAACACCAGACAGTCTGAGATGACGAAGAATCACATCCAGACCACACAGTTAGTAAAACGCCTTCAAGAACATGCACTTGGCGAACTTGAATTGGGTCAATCACAGATACGTGCTATCGAGGTGCTGTTAAAGAAAACATTGCCTGACATTAAGAGCATTGAACTGACAGGTGATCCGAATAATCCAATAGATATTATCTCGGACATCAACATCCGATTAGTGGAACCTCCACTCGATGGAGATTGATACCTCGACACCCGAGGCATTCAAAGAACTTTACAAGCGACACAGATACAAAGTCTTTTACGGAGGGAGAGGGGGCGGCAAGAGCTGGGCGTTTGCACAAGCCCTGGTGCTCATGGCCGCAGATTCGAGAGTGCTCTACCCGCACCATGAATCCCCTCAGCCGCTACGGATCTTGTGTGCAAGGGAATTACAGAACAGCATCAGTGAGAGTGTTCACCGACTACTGAGCGATCTCATTGAACGATTGGGCATGGGTCATTTGTTTGACGTTCTGCACAATTCGATCCGCTCGAAAAGTGGTAGTGAGTTTCTTTTCGAGGGATTGAGGCACAACCCATCGAGGATCAAATCCCTTGAGGGTGTGAACATAGTTTGGATAGAAGAGGCAGACAGACTCTCTGAGCATAGCTGGGAGATCCTACTGCCGACGATCAGGACGAGGGATTCAGAGATCTGGGTTTCGTTTAATCCACATCTCAAAACAGATCCCACATACCAGCGTTGGTGTTTGAACCCTCCCGACGATGCGTTTGTGAGGAAAGTGGGACACCGTGATAACCCCTGGTTCACGGATGAGCTTAGAGCGGAAATGGAGAGAGCGCGGTTTCAGGATGAAGATGCGTATCTCCACATATGGGAGGGGGAATGCAAGACGTTCTCTGACGGGGCGATATACGGAAAACAAATTAAACAGGCCCGTGAACAGGGACGAATCTGTCGCATACCCATTCAGCCATCATGCGAAGTACATACCGCATGGGATCTCGGTAAGAACGATCACACCGCCATTTGGTTTTGGCAGCGGGTCGGCCCGGAGTATCGATTCATCGACTACGTGGAAAATCGTCTAGTCGATCTCGATTGGTACGTGCGGCAACTGAAAGACCGAGACTATTTATGGGGCCGTCATTACTTGCCCCATGACGTGGAGCACGAGCTGCTAGGCATGACGAACTCACGCCGCAGGCAACTGGAAGAGGCTGGGGTCAAACCTATCGTGGTGGTCCCGAGGATCAGCAGCGTGAATGAAGGCATCGAGATGACAAGGCGCATGTTTGCCAGTTGCTGGTTTGATGAAACGAAATGCGATGAGGGGCTGGAAGCGCTTTCCGCTTATCAGTACACATGGGATGAGAAGGCCCATACGCACCGTGGGACGCCGGTTCATAACTGGGCATCCAATGGTGCAGACGCTTTTAGGATGTTTGCCCAGGGCCATGCACAAACTGGCTGGGCGCAATTAAAACATGACGACGGCTTATCTGACCGCAGACGAGCTGCTGTCGGTAGTCGATGGCAATCACAGGTGGATTGGCGAGTATGATGACAGAACGCGAGATCGTCTCTTTACTATCTGGGAAGATTGATCGTGCGCTGAATGAAGGTGGCTCTAGCGAGCTGTCGGACGTGCGCCAGGAGAACTACAACCGATACGTCGGTAAGCCTTACGGTAATGAGCGGGATGGTTATTCGAGCGTCGTTACCAGGGAATCGCTTGAGGCCGTCGAGTGGGCCTTACCTTCGATCATGCGGGTATTCACCGCGAGTGACCGAGTGGTCGAATTTGAGCCTGTTGGGCCTGAAGATGTACAAGAGGCCGAGCAGCAAACTGATATAGCCAACCATTACTTGGTCAAAGAGGGCAATGCCTTCCTGGCTCTTTATGACTGGTTCAAAGATGCCCTGATGTATCCCAATGGATACGTCAAGCTCGTTTGTATTGAGCGGGTAAAGACCACTGTCGAGGAGTACGAGCACCTAACCGCCTTTGGTTTGCAGAAAACGATGGCCTCTCTGCATGAGCGGGGAGAGGTGGAGGTACTAGAGCAAGAGGTTGAAGAAGCATCATATGATGTTCAACAAGCTCCAGGGCCAACCCCTGGACAAGTCCCTGGACAAATCCCACCAGGGCCAATCCCTGGACAAATCCCTGGACAGGCACCGGGGCAACCCCCAATGGGCGGTGGTTACGAAGAAAGCTACACCATCAAAGTACGCATCACGGAGTATGTGAAGCAGCCAGAACTCCTCCCCGTTCCCCCAGACGAAATGCTGGTGGACAACAACTGCACGAGCATCAACCTTGATGACGCAGCGTTCGTTGCTCAACGCCTTCTGAAGACCCGTACCGAGCTGATTGAAGAGGGCTACGACGCCGATATGCTCGATCAAGTCGGTAGCATGGGCGATTACCTTGCTGACGCCGAGCGCTCGAATCTGCTCTATTCAGAGGCGCAGGATTGGTCATCGGAAGATGATGATCCAGCGCTGCAGCGTTACTGGCTGCATGATTGCTATCTGCTCATCGATGAGGATGGGGATGAGGTAGCCGAGCACCGACGCATTGTAATGATCGGAGACCAGATCTTCTCCGATGAAGAGACCGACTATCAGCCCTTTGTGGCATTGGCGACCATCATGTTGCCGCACCAACATCCAGGCTTATCTCTTATTGATCTGACCAAGGATTTACAGGAGATACGTTCCACGCTGTTTAGACAGCTCTTGGATAACGTCTATAAGCAGAACGTCCGACGCAAGTACGTGGGTGACGCTTTCATTTCAGATGAAGCAGGCACCCTGGACGTATTGCTCGATAACGCTTCTGAGTTCATCCCTTCACGAGATCCCAACGCGATCCGTGAGGAGCAAGTGCAGCCTATTGTGACTGAGATCTTGCCGGTGATCGCGCAGCTTGCTGACATGCAAGGCGTTCGCACAGGCATCACGCCACAACTGTCCCTTGATCCCGAAGTCCTCCAGGGCAGCACGATGGGCGCTTACACGGCGGCTTTAGATCAAGCCTCCCAACGTATCGAGATGATCGTCCGTATCTTTGCTGAAACGGGTATGCGTCATCTCATGCGGAAGATGCACCACATATTACGCACTTACATCGATCAGGCTAAGACCATTCGTATTCGGGGTGATTGGGTGGAATTCAACTCAGCCCACTGGCAGGAACGTACCAACGTCTCTGTTCACGTCGGCTTGGGTCATAACAACAAAGCGCAAGAGGTTGCGGCGCTTATGCAGACTTTGCAGCTTCAGCAGCAGAGCTTGCCATTAGGCGTGACCAATCCAGAGCAGATCATGACCACGCTGGGGCGTTTGATCGAATCGATGGGCGTGGGCGCACCGGAACAGTTTTTCTCACCACCCCCACCACCAGCCCCACCGGCTCCAGATCCGATGCTCCAGGTGGCGCAGCAGGATCTACAGATCAGAGCGCAAGAGGCTCAGACTAAGGCCCAGGCGGCTCAGACGAAGGCTCAGACCGATGCGATGGAAGTGCAGGCGAAGTTGCAGCAATCGCAACAGGAATTGCAGCTTAAATTGCAGGAGATGCAGAAGAAGATCGAATCGATGGACGCTGAGAAGAAGCTGACCGATGCGAAGACTTTGAAGACGTTGGAAGAGGCACGAGAACTCGATATGGATAACGATGCCACCGAGAGTGGCGTACTGGAGCTGTTGGGTGGCAAGGCTATTTAACGCCCTCCGCAGGAAGGCCCAAGAGAAGGCGAAGACGCGCCAAGCGTTTCATGGCTCACCGCATGACTTTGACGAATTCTCTGCGGCTAGAGTAGGCACGGGGGAAGGTGCTCAAGCCTATGGGCATGGGATGTATTTCACGAGCGAAGAGGACATTGCCAAATTCTATCGAGATGAGCTGACGAAGAGGGACGGTCGTATTGGTGATCGGGATCTTTTAGACGTTTATTACGAAGTTTACGACTTGGCTAACGCTACGCCCGTAGGGCCGGAAGCGGATGCACTCTACCAAAAAGCTGCGTTTTTGGAAGATGTTGGGTTTGTCGGTATAGATGATGCGTTAACCCGCATTGATGATGTAGCAACAGAGCGCTGGGCAAGAGAGGAAATAGCTCCTCGCTTTCAGCCAGCAGGCCGCATCTACGAAGTCAAAATCCCCGACGAAACGAACATGCTCGATTGGGATAAGCCGATGGGCGAGCAATCAGAGAGTGTCCGTGCTGCATTGGGCGAATTTAACCTCGATCCCAATATGAGGGGCGGAGAAGCGTACTACTCCTTAATAGCTCGTGATACCCCCGTTTCAGAAGCGCCAGCACTTGCGTCAAAAGCATTAAACGACGCCGGTATCCCTGGCATCACATATAGGGGTCGGAGTTCAGGAGAGCGCAACTTTGTGGTCTTTGACGACGCGCTTGTAGAAACCGTGGCTAAATATGGATTAGGCACTGCCGCAGTTGGTGCCACCTTGATGTCGGTGGAAGATGCTGAAGCCAAGATTCTGTCGAAGATCTTGGAGGGCCTTGGCTCACGAGCTAAATACCTCACCCCAGTAGAAGTAGCGAAACTCAAAACGCATACGCTTGAGAAGTTTTTAGAGATCCGCAAGTCGTTGCCGTCAGCCAACGAAATGAGTGCGATTGCACAAGCCGGAAAGGCCAAGAAGGGCTGGTACAAGGAATCAATGGGAGCTATTCGACAAGTGTTCGGTGAGGACGCCCCGCGATTTACTGCACTACTCGCATCGATGAGTCCACAAACATCCGTTGAAATGAATCTGATGAATGCCCTGAATACGTGGTCGAACTGGGTTGGTGCGGGAAGGCCGACTGCTCGAAACGAAATTCTCGATGTCATGGGTATGAGCGTAGCTGGAGAGAAGGGCGTCGATAGCGTTTTAGATGCTTGGCGCAATAATTCTGTACGGGCGTTGAGTACTCCAGACGCAGCGCAGATACGCCTGTCAGGTCCGAAGGTCGATTCATTCATGCACAACCTTAATGGTGTAATGAATGAGGTGACCAACGACGCTTGGATGGCAAACTACGCGGGTGTCGATCAAAGAATCTTTGGCGGCTCAATGACTAAAACAGATCCTGGGAAGGGGCCAGGGTATCTAGCCATGAGCGCCAAGGTACGCGAAGCTGCGGAGCGTTTAAGCAAGATTACGGGCGAAGATTGGACCCCTGCTGAAGTGCAGGAAACGATCTGGTCATGGTCGAAGGCTGTGTTCGAGAAGCCTGGAAGGCCCATCGACAATCTACTAGAAGTGACTGATATTGACATTGCGGTAACTCCAGATTTCAAGACCTTGTTGACTGACGAGCAATATGCAACGCCTCTGAGAGAGGCTGGCTACGGTAGGCGTATTGATGAACTCCCAGGTGACGCGACCGTGCCGGAAACGAGGTTTACGGAAGAAGCCTATGAGGCTAATCCAGCGCAGCTTGAAAAGGCGGCTCGACGTTTAGACGCGCTTAAAACGGGGCGTAATGCTGCGGTGATTGGGGCTGCTGGAGTACCACTGTTGGCGTCACGGGAATCGAGCGCTTTTGATATACCGACACTCGACAATTTAGCTCTAACCAACTTCGCCGCACGGCGTCAGGCCAAACCTCTATGGGACGGCATTAGTGAGGAAATAGAACGCTTGCTGACTCCCTTCACCCAACCCGCTGAACAGTTGGCGGGATTTGCTACTCGTATGGTGGCCGATATGGCCGGGGGTGGTCTGGCTGGTATGAGGGGCATTAGAGGTTATGGATGGGAAAACGAAGATCCTCTCGTGATTGAGGCCGACCGACGCCACTATCGAGAGACAGGCCCACGCGCTGTACCGATGCTGACAGCAGAGGGAGCGGAGGCCGACAACCCTTATTACAAACTGTTCTCCGATGCTGTTGGAGGGGGATTGGAATGGCTTGTTGAGGAGACCCCTATACCGCATTTCTGGAGACTTGGGTCTGAACCTTTGGTCGAAGCGTATGAGGAGCTTCCACCACGAGGCCAAGGGCTGTTAGGTAGTGCGGGTGAATTAGGACTTGCTTTGAGCGACCCATTTTTCTAGGAGGCCGTTATGCCGATTCGTAAGACTAAAAAGGGTTTTAAGATCGATAACGTCAGGGGCACGTCTCCTACGAAGCAGCAGGCGGTTAGACGCCTTGCAGCGATTAAGGCGAATCAACGCGGGAGGAGAGGCCGTTGACAGACCGCTCTGATCTCGTGGTTAAGGGCAATGACGCCAAACGTTTATTAGAAGACCCAACGCTCCAGGCGGCTTGGGAGTTTATTGAAAAGGACATCGTGGAGAAGCTGGCGGGTTTATCGCTCAGTAATCCAGAAGAATATGAAATGGCTGTAGAGCAAATTAGGCATCTACAGATCAACCGACTTCTTAAAAAGAAGCTGTGGGATCTCGTTTCCCACGGAAAAATAGAGGAGTCCAGATCGGCTTCCTCTCAACTCAAGAGGGTTAACGACCCCCGACACAGATAAAAGGAGGTGTACGTGGATACCAATGGCTCCACTGGCACTATGGAACAGGCTGCTACTGAATTTGCTGCTCTACTCGATAGGGCACCGGACGTAGTTGTAGCCGAAGAACCCGCCGCAGAAGCCCAAGAGGTGGAAGCGGCAGCGGAAGATCCAGAGGATCTTACCGAAGAGGAGGGTGTTGAAGCCGTCGAGGCCGAAGCATCCGAAGAAATCTCAGATGAAGACACAGAGGCATCGCCCGAGGAGGCTGACGCCCCTTCAATCGAAACCACGCTTGAGCTTGCGGAGGCGCTGGAGGTTCCCATAGAGGAGCTTCTGACTACCTTCAAACATAAGATCAAGATCGATGGTGCCGAGAAGGATACGTCGCTCGATTCGATAATTCGCGGTTACCAAAAAGGACAACACTGGGAAGGACGAGCTAGCGCAATAGTTGAGCAAGAGAAGGCATTACAGAAGCAGACAGCCGAAAGGATGAAAGCCCTGGACGCCAGCCATGCTCAAGCAGCATTTATGGTGAATGCATTAGAGAAGGGGGTCCAACAAGATCTTTCTTCTCCTAAGATGCAAGAGCTACGCACTACTGACCCCGCCGAATGGGGGGCGAAGCGAGCGGAACTTGAAGATAGACGCAAGGCGCTAGGTGGTTTGAAACAGGTAGCGGCTCAACAATTCGGAGCCCTTCAGCAACAAACCCAACAGGCAACGCAAGAGCACGTTAAAAAAACCTTAGAAGCAGAGCGCGAGAAGTTACAAGTCGCCATGCCGGAATGGTCGGATAGCCATCAGAAACGGCTGGTTGAATTCTTGGGGAGTGATATGAAGTTCACCCAAGAGGAGATTGGTCAGGTCTATGACTCCCGATTCGTTCAAATGGCATGGGACGCAATGCAGTATCGCACTCAGAAAGATAAGGCTACGGAGACAGTGAAGAAGGTGAAGAAAGCGCCGAAGTTAGTGCGTTCTAACGCCAAGAAATCAACGTCTTCTGTGAAGCGTTCTAAAGTTGCGGAGCTACGGGGTAGGTTGAGGAAATCGGGTGACGTAAAAGATGCAGCCGCATTAATCGAAAGTGCCGGATTTTTAGATACATAAAGGAGGTATCAAATGGCACAGTCAACCAATACGGAAGACCGCTACGATCTGGCGACTGATGGCGATATTGCGAGAGAAGATTTCGCAAACATCGTGTACAACATCTCGCCAACGGAGACTCCGTTTCAGTCCAACGCTAGCCGTCAAAAGGCGACTAACACGCTGACTGAATGGCCCATCGATAGTCTGGCTACAGCGAATGCTAGTAACAGCCGGATTGATGGGGATGAGTTTACGGCAGATGCGCTCACAGCGGGTGCTCGTTTGGGGAACTACTGCAACATCAGTACGAAATCCCTGATCGTGTCCCGACGTGCGAACATCGTGTCGAAAGCCGGTCGAACGAAGGAACTGGCGTATCAGCTCGCCAAGGCTGGAAAGGAGCTGAAAAGGGATGTTGAGGCCGTACTACTCGCGAATACCGTGGGTGCTTCTGGTAACTCAACCACTGCCTCCACGACTGCTGGTTTACCAGCTTGGATCGGGGTCGCCGTAGATGGCGAAGTCGATACGGGCAACACCAGCCGTGGTACTAATGGCGCAGATCCTGCTTTAAGTGGCACTAATGACGGTTATCCGTCAACGGCTGCTACGGACGGTACGGTACGCGCTATTACAGAAGATGGCCTACTCGGCATCATCAAGGCGTGTTTTGTCAACGGCTCGTCACCCGGCGTAATCATGGTGGGTCCGACGGTTAAGCAGTTGATGTCAAAATATATGTTCTCAAGCAATGCGCGTATCGCCACGCCGTATCAGGATCTTTCTGGTAGTAAGAAAACTGGTGCGAGTGTACTGGGCGCAGTTGACGTTTACGTCAGTGACTTTGGGGTTTTGGAAATTGTTCCTAACAGATTCCAGCGCCAAGTCTCTAGCGACTACGTTGATGCTTTTGTACTCGATATGGATTACCTCGCTGTAGGTTATCTGGATGAGTACAAGACCGAGAATATTGCGACGATAGGTGACGCTCAGCGTCGGATGCTCATTGTTGACTTTGCGCTGGTTAATAAAAACCCAGCGGCTCACGGCATTTATGCCGATGTCGATGATGACACCGCGATGACGGCTTCCTAGCCCGTCTCATTGGCCCTGAATCGGGGGGCTTCGGCCCCCCTTTTCTTTGAACAAGGATTCCTGTGGATGAAGATCAGGCATAACGACCTGTGGAACGGCAACGAGTCATACACGGCTATTGAAAACAATCAGATCATTCATCGTGATGTGATGCCTGCTAAAAACGTGCAGGCGCTGCTCGATAGCAACGCTGATATACGCAATCACAGTTCACCTAACCGGAGGGCGCATGGGCGTCTCGTAGCGAGCATCCCTGGCCCTTTGCATCGCGAATGGAAGAAGGAATGGCGCAATGAGGGCGGGACTGAATCATGGGAAGCGTATGTAAAGGTCAAATTGAACGACCCTGCTAACGCCTTTTTGCGTCTCACTAAAGGCACTATATGACCACGTTTGCAACGCTGAAAACCGATATTTCGGAATACATGGCGCGTGACGATATTACTGAGAGTCTGGCGAATACGTTTGTACGTATAGCTGAAGCTGAGATACGCCGTACTGTGCGTATTGGTGCGATGGAAACAACGGATACGAGCTTTTCTGTAACCACCCAGGTCACCGATTTGCCCACCGGCTTTATCTCCATGCGGGCATTGGCGAACAACGCGGCTAATCAGCGGGAGATGGACTTTCTACCCCCGGCCAGATTGCGGTCGAGTGTGATTATGGATCAGACGGCCCAGCAGCCAACGGCTTATACCATCGAGGGAGAAACCCTGGTGGTGGCTCCTACGCCCCCGTCTGGTGGTGTCACCCTCTCAATGGTCTATTACAAGGCGTTTGACGCGCTCTCAGCGGGCACAGACACGAATTTCCTCTTAACCAATGCCTATGACGTGTATCTCTATAGCTCTATTCGTGCGGCTTGTGAGTGGGCTTTAGACGAGCAGCGGGAAATGATGTTCGCTGCTAAAGCGTCGGAAGCGATAGAAGAGTCTAATCGAGAGGATCGATGGAGCCGTGTTTCTGGCTCTGCTTTGATCCGTACTGGCGGAGGGGGTAATCCTTGAAGCTAGTCTTTGGCGAATGGCTACCGGATCAGCCCGCATTGGATAACCCAGGGGCCACTATAGCTATGAACGTATTGCCCTATACGCAGACGTATGGGTCGCTACCATCGCTGTCGAGCTTCTCAACGGCACTCAATGCAGCTTGTGTGGGTTCTATTACCGTCCAGGCGAGCAATGGGATTATTCACAACCATGCGGGTTCAGCCAGCCAGCTCATGGCGCTGAATTCGGGAAAAACGTTCAACAATGTCTCGAAGAGTGGTGATTACACCAACGTTGAGGCGTGGGAGTGGACTCGTTACGGAGATCGCATTATTGCCGTATCGGGGCACAATCGAGAAGATCCGCAGTTTTTCGATCTAAATACCGGCTCTTTGTATGCAGATCTGGCTGGCACCCCTCCCAAGGCGGCTACGATTGCCACAGTCAGAAACTTTATCGTGCTAGGTGGCACTAATGATGGCACGACGCGCCCGAATCGGGTCGTTTGGTCAGGTTATAACAACACCGAGCTATGGACGCCTTCTGCGGCTACGCAGTCGGATTTTCGAGATCTCACAGGTGATGGAGGCGATATTCAACGCATCGTTCCTGGTCAATACGGTGTGATCTTTCAGAAGAACTCGATCTGGACAATGGAATACGTGGGACCGCCGACGATTTGGCGCTTCAACGAAGTGGAAGAGGGCCGAGGCACTCCAGCTCCTCATAGTGTGTGTTGGACGGGTCAGGACATCTTCTATTTAGGCCAGGACGGCTTTTATCGTTGGAGGGGCGGGGCCAGCACCCCTATTGGGGCGGAGAAGGTCGATAGGTGGTTCTATAACGAGGCTGATGAATTCAGCGTCAACACGTTACGGGGTGTGGTAGATCGAACTAACCGTATCGTCATGTGGGCGTTCAAGAGTTCTATCGATTTGACCTATAACGACAGGCTATTGATCTACAACTGGGCCGTGGATCGCTGGAGCTATGCAGAAATAGATACAGAGGTTATTTCTGAATATCTCACGGCTGATGTCAATCTTGAGGGACTGTCCGATATTCTCACAGAGGGTATCGATATTGATTCAATCCCTGTGGATTCCACCGCTTATCGAGGCGGTCGGGTCTCGATGATTGCTTTTGACACAGATCATAAGGCCAGCACGTTCTCTGGAACTGCATTAGGCGCAGTCCTGGAGACTAAAGAATTCGGTCGTGATGATCGACGCCGTACTGTCTTAAAGACCGTGCGTCCGTTGGTCGATGGTGCTTCTACAACGGTGACGGTGCAATCAGGCACCCGTAATCAGCAGAACGCCAACTATTCCTTTTCCCTAGCGAAATCAGAAAACGCGCTAGGTGAATATAACTTCCGCAGCAATGCCAGATATCACCGGCTGCGGGTCAATACGTCAGGCAACTTCAATGACGCTTTCGGGGTCGATGTAGACCTGGAAGCCTCATCGATGCGCTAGGAGAGCTAAATGCCAGCAGGCGGCGGCGACGGCGAAACTACAAGCGAAGCACAAAAGACCTTTCTTCAGCGTGTTTTGGATTGGCTCCGTGGGGAAGTCCCTGATATTGCGGAGCCTGCTTTCGATTTCTTGGCGGGAATGCTGGGTCTCGACAAGCTCTTAGATGTTGGTTCGGGTAATCCAGATATTGAGATTGGAGACCTGATAGATGCCCTCCTTGATGAGCAAGAGGAGGGGCTATGGGTCAATTCGTTACCTGACGACGCTCGCGCCGCATGGGAAGAAGCACAAGAGGAGAGCGGCGGGGGTTTCCTCGAAACGTTAAGCAACTGGTGGAATCGGTCTTACTCTGACGAGATAGAAGGAACGTGGGGCGACACGCTTTCTCCGACGCTTCCTAACGGCGATATCAATCCTGGCTGGGAGCTGGGTGGCTGGGCTGATTCCAATTACGACCCCTATGCGAATACTTGGCTGGCTGATTATTCGTTAGATCACGGTGGTAATGTAATGCTCGCTGATGATGTCAGCGGCCTCTTGGGCACTGGTCAACCCGTCAATCGATTTGGCCCTGCAACACCACCGCCAATTCCAGGCATAGCTAACTATGTCGATTACAGCACTCTTACCGAATTCGACCCGACGACGGTTGCCGGATTTGTAGAGCGTCTGAATGAAGTCCAGACAGCACAGAATGCTGAAACCGGCAATGTTGGCTCAATGGGTTGGCGTTTACGTGATGATGGACAGATCGAGAGTTTCTACCCCAACGAGGGTGGTCGCCCTGGGAGCACTGTGGGAAGTCCACAAGATATTGCTTCGCAGATGGGCATCGATTGGAACTTTGATCGACAGACATCGCCCTACATGGCGCAGGCTCAAAAACTCTCTGGGGTAGGTCCGGGTGCGCCAGCACCTTCAGGATCACAGACCACAACCACGGCTGGAGATGGTGTGCCCTGGTGGGCCATACCCACAACGGGAACTACCACTGGCACGTCTGGCGATGGCACCACAACGACCAGGACGATGCCGCAAATATGGATACAGCCAGATGGCTCTATCTATATCGGCAATGATGCGCCAGGGCTTTTGACCAATGGCGATGCCGATGATGATGACGACGACACGTCAGGAGCTGGTGATGATGCCGGTACAGGCACTGGGACCACGACCGACGACGACGGCGGCGTTAGTTATGG